GGCATGGACGGTCGGCGCTGCGGTCTACTGGGATGCTGACAACAAGGTCGCGACCACGACGTCGACCGACAACGATCCGATCGGCCACGCTATCGTCGCCGCCGCCAATCCGTCCGCGACCGGCCAGGTGCGGTTGTCGATCTGACCAATTCGATTCCACCAGGGCGGTGGGCATGACGGCTTGGCCGGTCGTTCAAGTTCGACGCGCTCCGCCCGAGAGATATCTGGCGCGTCGAGCATGGCCAAAGATGAGGGGTGGTTCCCTCCGGTGCAGATCTCGCGGTCCCTCCTTCCCGCGCCCCAAGCGCTCCCGCCGCTCCCGGGTTCAGCACTCCCGGGGGCGGCAACTTCCCTCAATCCCGGAGCAACACCGATGCTTCTCAGTAACGTTTTCCAGACCAGCCGTGCGATTGCGGATGCCGCAGACCAGGCGGCCGCGCCGGCCCGGGCAATTACCACCGCTATTGATCGGATGACGGCGCCGCTGCGCGCGGTCCGGCAGGCCTACAAGCTCGACATTCCGGTCCTTCCTAACCCCATGGAGATGAAATGACCGATACCGTAACCATCGCATTGTCAAAACCGATCGAGCACGACGGCAGGACCATTGCAAGCCTGACACTGAAGGAAATCACGGTCGCCGATCTTTGCGCGTCAGACCTCGTCGACGGGGCGACGAAGAAATCCGCCGCCCTTCTCGCGTCGATCACGGGCATCCCCCTGCCGCTGATCCTGAGGCTGCCGATTGCGGACTACTCTCGTGCCATGGAGGCGATCGACCGCATGGGGGAGTCCTCAGCACAGGGTGGACCGATGCGGTCGGACTAATCGCGAGCACGCTTAACACGCCGGTCGACCAGATCGAAGCCTGGTCGCCGGCGAAGGCGCGTCGTTACTACGAGGTTGCCGTCAACATTCTGAAAGCGCGTGCCGGCAAGTCGAGAAGGTAGCTATGACGACACTTCAGTCGAAACTGATCGTCTCGCTTACCGATCAGGTTTCCGCGCCAGCGGAGAAAGTTGCACGGGCGCTCAAGGCAGCCCAGCGGCAGGCGGATGCCCTCAGCAAGGCCGGCCTTTCAAGCCGCCTGTCGCGCCAGCTTTCCGATCTTGGGGCATCGTCCGCCGTCATCGGGAGAGTCGGCGCAGCGTGGAAGAAGTATGCCGCCGATCAAAAGCTCGCGGAAAATGCCAGCCATTGGACACGCGCGCAGGTCGCGCAGGTGCGGACGTGGGAGCGGGCCACCGTCGCGTCGATCCGCGGCGTCATCCGGGCCGAGCAATCGTTGGCGCGACAACAGCAAGTCGCGGCCCGAGCGGCGGCGTCTGTCGTCATCGCGTCAAGAGATCACGGCGGCTCGCTGATCGGCGGGATGGCCGGGCTGTCCGCAGCCTACGGCGGAAAGCGGTTCGCACAGAAGAGCGTCGTGTCGGCAGCAGATTTCGATCTCGGAGTCCGGAAGCAGCGCGAGTTTGTCGACATCCCAAAGGATATTCAGGAGCGATTGCTCGTCCCGCAGGCCAAGCGGATCGGTCAGGACACGCAGTTCTCAAATCTCGATGTCGTCAAGGCGCAAACCAAAGCCATGCAGGGGCTCCCCGCCGGTTTTAACGCAGAGCTTCGCGCCGAGGTCGGCGCCGGCATTCTCGAAAGCGTGAAGAACTACGCGCTTGTGATGGAGGCCGATCTTGAGCGGTCATCGGAAGCGATCCGCACATTCTTGCAGACGACGAACAAGGACATTTCATCGAAGGCAAAGGCCCTCGCCGAGGCCACCCGCGCCACGAACCTTCTCGTCAAGATGGCCAAGCTCGGCGGCATGGATGATGAAGACGTCCAGCAGTACATGAAATACGGCGCGGCCACGGGCACCGCTGCGAATCTGTCCGACACCACGCTTGCAGCGCTCGGTTCGGTTGGCCGTCGCGGCGGGTTGCGCGGGGACGAACTCGGCGTGTTCGCGCGATCGATATCGTCGAAGCTGGTGGCGCCGACGCGAAAGGGTCTCGATGCGCTGACCGCCGCCGGCATCGATTATAACCGATTCACGAAAATGCCGGGCGGACTGAGCGTCGACAATCTCAGTAACTTCACCAAGAGGCGCTTCGGCAAAGGTTTGAGCGACGATCAGCGCTCGCGGCTTTCCGACATTCTCGAAAACGGCGACGTTGTCTCCGACAAGGAGAAATTCACCGAGCAGGTCTCGGCAATCGTTGCCGAGAGTTTCGAAAAGACCAAGGGCGGCAAGACGAAGGCGCAGGATTCGCAGAAGATCGCCAAGATGGTCGGCGACTTCCACAAGCTGTCGACAGACAGCGTCGATGCCGAGGGGCTCCTCAACGCCATCATGACGAATCCGAAGATGTCCATCGCACTGCTAAACGCGATGTTCACCGACAAGCATGGCGGCAAGGGTTCGATCATCGCATCCAAATGGGGGCAGTTCAAAGACGACAAGGCGGCGCTGGAGACCGTGAACGACGATCCGGACTTTGCGAAGCGCAAGGCTGACGAGATCATGGGCGGGCTCGGCGGCGCATTGGAACGGGCGAAAGGTTCGGTCGAGAACTTCCAGTTGGCAATCGGCCAGGCGAATGAGTCGCTTGCGAAATTCACGCTAGATCGCTTTGGCGACGTGCTCGATGCGATATCCAACCTGCCGGAACCCGTTCGCCGTCTCGGTGCCGAGATTGCAGCCGCCGGTGCGGTGTTCGGCGGCATCAAGGGCTTTCAGGCGCTGTTCGGCGGGTTTGGGTTAAAGAGTTCAGCGGCCGCACTCGATGGTTCCG